GGTGGAAATCCAAATACAGGTTTACCTGGTGGATCTGGTGGTGGAGCTAGAAAAGGAACAGGTAATTCAGCTGGTACTGGAAATACCCCAACTGTTACTCCCCCACAAGGTAATCCAGGAGGAACAGCAGCAGTTCCAGGAGTTCCAGCAGCTTATGCAAATACTTCAGGCGGTGGTGGCGGTGCTTGTCAAGCAGGTCAAAGTGCTTCTGATAGTCCAGCTCCAACTGCACATCAATATTCTTTAGGTGGAAATGGTAAATCATTTCCAACAGTAGCTTGGGGTTCAAGTGGTGATACACAACCAGATGGTCAATATTTTGGTGGTGGCGGTGGTTCAGGTCAAGGTGGTTCATCAGGATCAGGAAATACACCTTATGATACTCCATTAGGTAATGGTGGAAAAGGTGGTGGAGGTCCAGGTGGAGATTCACCAGCACCAGGTTCACCAACTGCACAAGTTTATGGTAGAGCAGGAACTGCCAATACAGGTGGTGGTGGTGGTGGAGGTGCTGAACAATGTGCTTCAGGACCACCAGCAAGAAATGGTGGAGCAGGAGGATCTGGTATAGTAATATTAAGATACAAATTTCAATAGGATAAATTATGAGTACTGTTAAAGTAAACAAAATAACTCCTAGAACAAGTAACTCAATTCAACTAGGAGAGTCAGGCGATACACTTACAATACCTTCTGGTGCTACATTACAAAACTGTGGTACGGCTACAGGTTTTGGTATTTCATTTTGCACAACAGTTAAAACATCTCCTTTCACAGCAACAGCTGGAAAAGGTTTTTTTATTAATACAGGTTCAGCAGTTACGGTAACATTACCAGCATCACCTTCAGCAGGTGATGAGTTAATTGTTATCGATTCAACAGGTCAAGCAGCAACAAATAATATTACTTTAGGAAGAAACGGATCTAAAATAAAAGGTCAATGTATTGATGCAAAATTAAATGTAGATAGAGGAGGATTAAGAATAGTTTATTCAGGTGCTTCTCAAGGTTGGATTACAGCAACAGCAGGTAATGATGCAACAGCAGATACATCAGCTTTTATAACAGCTACTGGAGGAACTATAACTACAGTTTGTACAAATTACAAAGTTCACACATTTACATCAGATGGTACTTTTTGTGTTTCAGCAGGTGCTGGTCCTCTTGCGGTTGCAGATTATTTAGTTATTGCTGGTGGTGGAGCTACAGGAAGTTCAAATCATGGTGGTGGATCAGGAGCAGGAGGATATAGAGAATCAAAATGTGCAACAGTATCAGGTTGTTGGACAGCAAGTCCTTTAGCATCTGCAACATCTTTATCTATTTCACCAGGACCATATTCAGTTACTGTTGGTGCAGGTGCTGCTGCTGGAAATAATGGTTCAAATTCAGTTTTTTCAACAATAACATCAGCTGGTGGTGGTAAAGGTGGTTCTGCAGCTAATGGTTCTGCTGGAGGATCTGGTGGTGGAGGGTATTCAGAAACACCTGGAACTACGACTGGTGGAGCAGGTAACACCCCTCCTGTGAGTCCTCCTCAAGGAAATGCCGGTGGAAACGGAAATACAAGTCCAAATACAGGAACTGGTGGTGGTGGCGGTGCAGGTGCTGTTGGATCAAATGGATCTGGAAATACTGGAGGAAATGGTGGAACTGGAGTAGCAAGTTCAATTGACGGAACACCTACAACAAGAGCTGGAGGTGGAGGTGGTGGAACAGAATTAGGTACTAATGGATCAGGAGGAGCTGGTGGAGGTGGTAATGCTGGACCAGGACCATCAAGTGCAGCAGGAATTGGTTCAGCTGGAACAGCTAATACTGGTGGTGGTGGGGGTGGAGGTACAAGAGGACCAGGCTCAAGCGGAGATTATGCTGGTGGTGCAGGTGGAAGTGGTGTTGTAATAATTAGATATAAGTTTCAATAATGGCTGAATTAAAAGTAGATAAAATTCTTCCGGCAACGGGATCTAGTATATCTTTAAGTGAATCAGGTAAAACTGTTCTTATACCTTCAGGTGCAACTTTAGATGCATCTGCTGCAACTGTAACAGGAATGGGTGCAAAAGTAGATTATTGTTCATCACTCAAAACTTCTCCGTTTACAGCTTCAGCTTCAAGAGGATATTTTATAAATACAGGTTCAGCAGTTACAGTTACATTACCTTCTAGTCCAAGTGCTGGTGATGAAATTATTGTAATAGATTCTACAGGTTGCGCATCATCAAATGCAATTACGTTGGCTGGTAATGGATCAAAAATAAAAGGTCAATGTGGTAATGCTGAATTACAAACAGACAGAGTAGGAGTTAGAATAGTTTATTCAGGATCAAGTCAAGGTTGGTTAACTGCCACAAGTGCAAATGAAATAGCTCCAACTTTAGCTACAGCTCAATACGTTGCTGCTTCTGGTGGAACTGAAACAACATCAGGAAATTTTAAAATTCACACTTTTACTAGTGATGGCACATTTACAGTATCTAGTGGTGGAAACTCTTTAGGTTCCAATACAGTTTCTTACGTTGTTGTGGCAGGAGGTGGAGCAACTATAGGTTATGCTTCAAAGGGTGGTGGAGCAGGTGGTTATAGAGAAGGTTTAGGTTTAAATGATTCATACACAGGCTCACCTTTAAGAAACCCTACAGGTGTCCCTGTAACAGCAAGTCCAGGAAGTTATCCTATTACAGTAGGTGCTGGAGGCACAGGAGGCACATCAAACTATCCATCAACTGCTACTACAGCTCAAAAAGGTAATGATTCAATCTTTAGTACAATCACATCTACAGGTGGTGGTTCAGGAACAGGCGGAAGTGTAACTAGACCCTCTGCTGTAGCTAATGGTGGATCAGGTGGAAATAGTGCAACTGGAAATACACCTCCAGTAAGTCCTCCGCAAGGTAACGATGGTGGATCAGGTGGTGGGGGCGGTGCTGGCGAAGCAGGAGATACAGATGGACCAGGACAAGGTGGAGATGGTGTTTCAAGTGAAATAACAGCTAGTGCCGTTACAAGAGCTGGTGGTGGCGGTGGTGGCGGTGGAGTTGGAGGAGATGGTGGAGGCGGACCTTCAGTAGGTGGTTCTACTCCTACTTTTGTTCCTGGAACAAGTGGCACAGCTAATACTGGAGGTGGAGCAGGCGGTGGTTCAGATTGGACTTCAAGTGCTGGACCAAATAATGCATCAGGTGGATCTGGTATAGTAATAATAAGATATAAATTTCAAAATTAATGGTTTTACAAACTTTAATAATTAATATATAAACAACAAAGGAGAAACATTATGGCACATTACGCAAAATTAGGAGCAAACAATAAAGTTATAGCGGTTCACGTTGTAGCTGATACTGATTGTCAAAATGCTGATGGTATCGAAGATGAAGAAGTAGGAAGACAGTTTTTGGAAAGAATCCACAGCTGGCCTCTTTGGAAAAAAACATCTTACAATACACAAGGCGGACAACACAAATCAGGCGGAACACCTTTAAGAGGTAACTACGCAGGCATAGGTATGACTTATGATGAAGATAACGATCTTTTCATTGGTAAGAAACCTTTTGCTAGTTGGACTTTAAATGTATCAGAAGCAAGATGGCAATCACCAATTGGTGATGCTCCTGCTTTAACAGATGAGCAAACTTCTCAAAATACAGCTGGTACTCATAGATGGGTATATAACTGGAACGAGTCTGGTCAATCTTGGGATATTGAAAATACATTAGCTTAATCCACTTGACATTTTAATTAGAGTTTATTACATATCTACACAGGTATGCAAAAGAAAGTATTAACAGAAGTTGATCTTTATACAGGTGAAATTCAAATGCCTAAAGGCTTTGATATTGATCGTGATAAAATAAGAAACGACATCATAGAATCTTACGTTAAACAAAACAGAGTTAACACTAATCCACAAGCCTATGCTTTTGATGATTATGTAGTTTCTTTTTCTCAACCTTTACAATGGATGCAAGATTACGTTAGAGATCATTGGAGAGTTGAATATAATAGAACTTTAGTGCAAAAAAATGTGCACGGTAATGTTATGCAACCTAAAGAAAAATCTTGGACAAGAGGTCAAGTTGATCCTGTTGATTTACGTAATTCACCAGACTACACACTTATTTATGGTGTTGATGTTAAAGAAGGTTCTTCAGAATGTATTATTGAATATGATGATAACAGAAGAAAAAATAGAACGTGGCACATACCTATAAAAGACAATCACTTTATAATGTTTCCAGCTACTAATAAATATTCTTTCTCACCTAATACTTCTACTGGTTTAAATATAATTTTAACAATTAATTATGAATATATCTAATTACTATTGGTACTTTGAATCTGCAATACCACCAAGAATTTGTGATCTTATTGTTAAGTATGGTAAGTCAGAAAAAGAAAGAGAGATTATGGCTATTACAGGAGGCTTTGGTAGAGATAGAGATTTAAATAAACAACCTCTTACTAAAGATGAAGTAAAAGATTTACAAAAGAAAAGAGATTCAAATATTGTTTGGATGAATGACAGATGGATCTATAAAGAAATACAACCTTATATACATCAAGCAAATCAAAATGCAGGTTGGAACTTTGAATGGGATCATTCTGAATCTTGTCAATTTACTATTTATAAAAAAGGTCAATATTATGATTGGCACTGTGATAGTTGGGACAAACCTTATATGGAAGAAGGTCCAACAAAAGGAAAGATTAGAAAATTATCTGTAACCGTAACGTTAACAGATCCAAAAGAATACAAAGGTGGAGAGTTAGAGTT